TGACACTTTGGGGGCGGGGTGCTGGAGGGCCTCATAGAAAAACCGGGGGGCACCAAATGGCCCTATTTGGGCCTGTATTGACTATAGACGCGACAACCAAGCACGGTTGAAGTAGTTGAGCCTAATCAATGGTTTGTCACTCTTGAGGCCATTACAACGCCTACATGCAGCCACTAAGTTGCTAGGTATGTCTTCACCGCCGTTGTTCTTAGCAATGATGTGGTCCACAGTGTCAGCCTCAGCGCCACAATAGGCACACTGATTATGGTCACGCTCCAGTATTTGCAGGCGTAGCCTATTCCATTCCGTGCCACGTGATGACTGTTTAGCCATTCAATCCGTCCTTGAATTCGCTGAGAGGTACACGCCAGCCAGCAATGCGAGGGTCACGGTTAGCAGATGACTTAGCATCAATGGCGCGATACCATCCGAATATCTCCACCTCAGTGAAGTAGTCGTCATCAAGGACTTTACACGCAATGATAATAGCGTTCTTGGCACAATCTTTAGGCCATACTGCTATCTCTGTCTTAGTCCGGACTGTCCTAACTTCTAGGTTAGGGCCGACATCCGGGTGATTCTTTCGTTTTGGGTGTTCTTCATTTGGATACCACGGGAATGTCCACGGAAGGCCGTGATGTTTACTCACGGCATATTCAGCAACGTTTGCCCGTATGTTGGCTAGTAGTTCATGTTCTAGGGCACCAAACCGTTTCCCTGCAGCATAGCCGGGCCGGTCGATGGAGTCTTTCTTGAGAATCCATCGTTCCATTGCTATGAGTGTGCATACTCTCACCTCATCAAGTGTGAGCGTGATTATGGTGGACATTAGTAAGGGAAGATACTAATTGCTAGGTCTGCTAGTGCCTCTGCTAGCCATAGCACTACATATAGTGCGCCTAGGAATAGTGCGCCTTTGACTAGGAATTGAATTGCAGTTTTCATTGTGAGTCCTTATTTTGTCATGTTGAGTATAACTATTGCGATGCCTAATGCACCAATAATTACAAACGTAGATATTAATATGAAATCTATCATTGTTGTTCGCTTATACGGTCTATATATATTGTAACGCCCGGGTCTACTGAATACCGTTTTGAGGCTCTAACGTCAACAACTTGAGAGTCATCACTGATGAGGCCACCGATGTCTATTCCGTCAAGTACGCCTCTAACAAGTTTGTCAATATCGCCTGAAGAGCGTGTTATTGGATAGTCACGTGTAACCGTTTTGGGGCGAGGCACCCGGAACTCTAAGCGGATATACAGTGGACCGTCAAGTTGTTCAACAGTCTCTGCCATCCTCTCAGTAGCCCGGATAACCTCATCCCTCCACGGCTTTAAACGCTTTGAGGCCTCTATAAGCCTGCCATTGCCTACGTGCCTTTTGGAACCCTGAGGGGCAGGGTGTCCGTTAACGGTGTAGGCGATAAGCATGTTAGAGAGACTTTCCAAAGAGGCGGTCAATGAATCCTTGAGCCTTGTATGCAGCCTCTGCATCATTCCAGCCTTGTTCTAACCCTAATGAGAAGTGTGCATTGTTTTCAGCAATGAGGTGCTGTTCATGCTTCTCTTCAAGGTCTTGAAGGGCAACGTCAAGAATTGCCATGAATTCACGGTCACGCTTCTCCTGAGCGGTTAGGCGTGCCATTAGAAGGGCAACTCTCGAACGGCGCTGTCAGCAATGGCCTGAATTTCTGCAGCGGTTGCTTCAGGTGTTGCAGGCTTAGGGTTACCCATAACTGTTACTTCAGGGTCATTAATGGAAATGTCAATTGCGTGCTTCACTTGCCCCTGTGATTCATATTCACGAATCTTGGCAGACATTACGCCGGTGACGCCAACAATTGCCCCAATTGCGGGTGCTTCATTGTCCTGCCATACAGTGTATGACTTGGGGAATGTGCGACCGTCTGGGAGGGTTACTGTTTCGGCTACGGCGAATGCGCCGCGGGTGCCTACGTGTCGGGTTACTTCCCCTGACTCGATTTTGATGAGTGCCATTTGGTTTCCTATCTTTCTATTTTCTTCCCGCTGCCGGGGGCGTGAGACCCCCGTGCATTGAGTTCTATTTATATATATAGTCTTCTCTTCCTCGGCCCTTATGGGGGCCGGGAAAAGGGAAGATTACTTGCAAGTCGAAGACTTAAGACCATCTTCTCTATTTCAATTATACCTTGTCAAATCGACACGCCGTCTTTTATCTAAAGTTGTATGAAACTTTATTGGGAGCATCAGCCTTAGGTGACTGAACCTTTGCATCCTGCAGGCCAGTAGCAGGGATGACGAATGTGCCCCACAGTGACCTCATGTGGCCTTTAGCGTATTCGCGTATTTGGCTGTTTGCCTTTGTAACGCCGTAACGGTCCTTGTCTATATAAAGTGCCACGCTTCCTAATTCGCCGGGCACTAGGCCCTCTCCAGACTCAGGGAGGACTACATGAATGGCTAGGTCTGACTTAGCAAGTTTCTGTGTGGACCCCATAGCGCCCCTACGGTCCTTATCTTTACCTGTGTGGTCAATGCTGATTACAGATGTCCCCGCGTTCATGAGTCTCTTCACGAATGGAAGATACACGCGCTGAACAAAATCGAGTGAACCGTTGGCGTCAGTACCTGTAAGGCCCTCCAGTGAGGCCATAGAGTCGATGATGACTAAATCCCTAGGGTCATTAGTGAGGCGGTCCCAGAGTGCTGTGAGTCGTTGCAGGCTGTCGGGCTGTGAGAGTTTCCAGCGGTCAATGATGTTGTCACGTGTCGCGCCAAACTTCAGTAAGTCATGAGCAATGATTTCGGCCCTGTTGTCGTCAATGTCGATATGTACAACTGAATGCCCGTTTTGTAACGCCTGTTTGGTGGCGTATTTGGCCAGCATCGTTTTACCGGAGCCGGGTTCGCCATAGATTGCCACGTGACATCCGGGGTAGATTGCGTTCACACCGTCGGAGCGGGTCAAGAATCGTGTCTCAAGTACCGCGTTAGGGTCAGCGTCCAACAAGGCTGCAGTGTCATGAAATACGGGTTCCGCCCATTGTTCTGGGAACTGTTGGGCCAGTAGTTTTTCATCTGCCTCTGTGAGGCTGAATATGGCTTTGAGTTGTTCGGGCGTCATCTGTGAATCCGGATTGAATTCCGGGTGTGATGGGAGGTCATTAAACATCGTGTTTGTCCTATTTGGCGACTATAATAAAAGGGCCGGAGGTGGTTTCCCTCCGCTGTCGTTTGGCGACGATAGGCCCCCGCGTTAGTTGAGTTCCGCGGGGGCCGTTTCCTTTAGAACTCGTGGTTGCGTTTTGGTGCCGGGCCTGTGGGCTTATCCCACGTGACACCGGTTCGGTTCATTACTTCATTCTTTGAAGCAATTTTCTTAGTGTCCGCCCCTAGTGCTACGATTGCGCGGCCCCACGCGGCTGTCTCGCAATTCTGTAACTCGCTGTCTTTCGTGTATGGAGTCTTTCCGGGGACAGGCTCCCACGCGGTACCGATACCGGGACGGTTGTCATCTGGCGTTCTAAAGGCCGCTGCAGTGTAGATAACCCAAGACTGCCCGCCGAACTCTTTAAAGTCCACAGAGACCTGCTGGAGGCTTCCTTCAGGGTAATGCTTTTTGAAGTCGCGGATTCTTTCCGCTACGTCAATGTAATCGTTTAGGTTGAATGCCATGTTGAGTCCTTAATCGTCGAGTGTGTGTGTGAATTTGCAGTTTCTGCAGTCTTTGGTGAGGCGTATTAGTAGGCCCCAAGCCATGTTGCTATCTCCATAAACGTAGTGGTCATCACAGAGATACGCTACGCCTAAATTGTAGTAGTAGGGTTCTAGCATCATCGCATCTTTTCTACGTAAAGGCGCATTGCTTGACGCATGATGTCGCTGACGGTTCTTTCTTCTCTTTCGCTGATTGCTAAGAGTTGAAGATATGTGTCGTCGTCGATTCTGAGTGAGCGGATATTCATTTGGTTTCCTTTAGTAGCCGCGGATTAGGTTAATGTAGCAGTTTTCACATAATCCAGTTGCTACGTGGATTTGTGCTTTTGTTGAGCATTCTTGGCAGGTGCCTTGTGTGAGTGTCATCTTTAGTTTCCTTCCAGTGAGTCAACCCATGCTTTAGCAGCGGTGAGGGTATTGAAGTTGCGGTAGATTCCGCCCTTCATGTGTACGCGGTATCCGCTAACACTGTTGCGAACGCGGCCCATACCGGAACGCTTACGGATTATCGCGCCTTTATATTCGTGAGTTAACATTTGAGTTCTTTCTGTTTGGCGGGCCTTGCTTATGTCTCTAGTGTATTACATCGTAATACATTGTCAAATAAAAAGAATCCCGGGCGTGTCGCAATAAGAAACCCCCAAGGCGGAACCGTCCGGAACAACCTTGAGGGAATCTCCCCCGCACCCCTGCGGGACTATAAGAATACCCCCTAACTAGCCGCTCCATACGGAGAACGTCATAACGCTAGGGGGCAAGTCACGGGGCGAAACCCGTGAGGCGGTATTTATACTTTATCGCCATAAAGTATAAATATCTTTAACTTATTTTACTTTAAGTGTAAAAATTCAGCCGCAATATTTACACTTACTGACAACTATCACACTGCAGCAAGTCCATAGGGTCAACCGGAATCGAATAACCGTCAACAACATCCTGATTCAAAGCGCACTCATTTCCGCCCCTTTCACAGAGGCACATAATTAGATAACAGTTAGATAACGACGTACTTAGCAAAGGCCGCAATAAAGCCCAAAATTGCTACGGCACCAATAGCCCACGTAAGCCAATGAACCTGAGGACCCTGACGTTGCTCCAAAAGAGCCAACTTGGTTTCAATGTCATTAATGCGCTTCCAATGCTGGTCGCTAGTTTTAGACAATTCGTCAAGTTGTTTCATCATTGCATCCTGTTTAGCCTCAACCACGCGAATGGCAACGAGGAGGTCATTGAGAGTTACGTCAGCCACGATATTACTTAATAGTGGTGTTCATCGCTGGAAGAATGTTCAAAGCGGTCGAGGCAACACCAAGCCACAAAGTAATCTCTTCCTGAGTCAAGAAACCATAAAACGCCACCAAAGGCGATACGGCAAGTAGGACTCTATAAATGTATGCGCGTACTTTCTCGCTAGGCATTTGGCTTCTCCTGAGTTCCATACTTTTTGAGTAGAGCCTCAATGTCTACCCAATGCAGGTCACAATACTTGTTGCCATTAGCAGCGTATGCCTGCCAAGTTTGCAATTCTGGAATTGGAATAAGTGGAGTGTTTGGTTTTTCTTGCCACCAAATACCGCCACTGTTAGTCTCCCCGTGCACTACACGATAAAACGCGCCTACGGCCATGTCATCATCCTCTTTTTCTGGTTCTGGTTGTGGAGTGTCAAAATAAATAGGGTTTAAAGGCCTAGGGTCAAGCCACCCAGTTTGACTAAAATTAGTATTTGTTCTTATCTCCCAGTGTAAATGTGCACCGGTAGAGTTTCCAGCCCCCGGATGACCTTTTGCGCCACCTGTAAGACCAATAATATCGCCCGGCTTAACATAGTCACCATTTTTGACGTAAAACTCTGACATGTGCCAGTTTCTTACAACTAGGCCGTCAACACGATTAATGTCGATACCCCAACCGTCAACGTTTCCATTATAGATTCTAATTGAACCTTCAATGGTTGCGCGGAGTGGAGTGCCCTGAGGTAACCCAAAATCAGTCCCCATGTGGACCCCGTAACGAATATCTGAATATCCGCCGGGCCACTCAGAAACTAATGAAGTATCACAGGGCCAAAATAGGCGCATGTCTACCATTTTTACTTCTTAGGGTATGGGTAGCGCGCATTGATTTCGTCGACTTTATCTTTCCAGTCTTGCTCCGTGTATGTTTCGCCACGCTGCCATTGGAAAAAGATTGGGTCACTCTCTGCCTGATAAGCCTGTTGACGTAAAACAGAAACGGCTTCAAATTCACGTTGTGGTTTTTCAGCCTCCCAGATTTCACGTTCAGCAATTTGTTCAGGGCTGAGTGGAACAATAATTACAGTTGGGTCATTTTCTTTTTTAGCCATTGTTGTTATCCCTTGTTGTATCCGTAGACGGAAACGGTGCCAGCAATTCGGCCTGATAGGCAGAATAGAGTGAATCCGTCATATGCGGATGCTACGGCGTGTAATGTGCTTACGTTTGTATGAATTGCCGCGCTTGCGCTGTTCACACCTGTTCCGCGTTGGAATGTTTTAGTCCAACGAGTAATTGCTGGGGCAACAACGTCAATAACATATCCACAATATGAATCAGCATAAGACGGGGTGAATCCTAGCAGGGTGCTAGTGCCACCGGCGGTATACGCAGCAAGACCTGAACCGGTAGCGATGTAGTAACCACCGTCAAAATATTGTGCGCCGGTTGCGTCAGTTCCACTGGCGCGTAAACGTAAACGAATTTCATCAGTTACAGAATCGGACAGGCCCTCAACGATAATTCGATAATTCGTGTAATCGCTAGTGAATACACCATTGAGGCTTACACTTGCCGCATTGTCAAAAGTAGTTGTTCCATATGTTGCGACGCTTCCAGATGCACCGGCACCAGAAACAGTTACAAGGCTAGGCTTGATAATGTTATTGCCAACTTTGTCAATGCGAGTATTGATTATTACGTCAGCGCCCTGAAGGGTTGTAATCTGTCCATCCTGAGTAGTGTTTACTGCCTGAATAGCAGTAATGTCACTTGACTGAGTTGCACTTGTAGCCTGCAAAACGTCAACCTGATTGGTCAACGGAAGTTCACGCAGGTCAGAAACAACAACAGTAGTGTTAGCAGAGTTGCACCAAGCCCAAGCAATAGGCTGGTCAGTCAACACACCCTGAGAAGTGTTCAAAGTCGGGAAAGACGTTGGAGGAGCGCTTGGAGTGCTAGTTGAAGTAGTAGCACCTGCAATAGCAACAAGAGCAACAGTGTTAGTGGCCCACGTGCGACGCAAAGCAATAACATACCACTGGCCGTTAACTGGCGTAGTCATCGCAACAGTTTCAGCGGTGTCGCTTACTGAAACAATACCGTCACCGTATAGAGTACCTGCAGCCACAGACACCGAACGGGCACCCGAAACCGCCGTAACGGCACATGAGCCTGAATCCTTAGCCGCATAAGGCGACCCCAAGAACCCGGCCATTTGCGACCATTGCGCTTCATTAATGGTGCCGTCAAAGCCCCAGTTAGTCCATGCCATAATTATTCCTTACCTGTCCTTAGATAGTCTACGCTGTCCGCGCGCCAGTTGTGCTATTGTTGTTGCCAATTGTGTGTTAGGGTCATCTTCAATTTTGCCAATAATAGGCGTAACTTTAAACTGCCCATTACCAAACTCGAAATCACATTGAGTGACACGTTCAGTAAACAGGGCACCGGTGACAGACTGAATAGTTACTTGGTCACCTAATTGGATTCCGTCAGAGCCTCCAAAGTGGAAGGCGTCAGTCTCAGAAAGTTGTGCATTGACGCCGTAAGTTGGGAGTCCTTCAAGGAATGATTCATAGGCCACTGCAGCGATTGAATTAGAGAATGTAGTTTTATCGCCGGCTGGAATGTCAGAGCGCAACAGATAGTATTTGGGAACTTTATCTTCCTCTACAGTCAAACCTTCAGGCCACTGTAAACGTGCTGCAGATGAGCCGTCACGGAAAACTTCAATAATGTCGTTATATTCCGCTTCAAGACCGGTAGTTTCAGTAAACGTTTTAAAGTAACGTGCCGCAATATCTCCGGGGCCACCAATGAAGGCACGTGTCAAAGTAGGTGCCTTGAAAGTCCAATTGCCTGACTGGATAATTCCAGATTCTGCCGTCAATGGCATATCCCAAACATCCGGTTCAAAGACATCCACAGTGATAGTGGAGGAGCGAGGAGCCTGTTGAACTGTGAGGCCTAGCCCGTCAAGGTCAAGAATCTCTTTACAGGCCGCCTCAAGCGTTTCTAAGCGCAATGTTGGGAGCAGGCCGGGGGTTTTAATGTCTCCGCCACGGTTTAAGTCAGTAGCAACAGTTAAAGGGCGGCCCAAACGCGTCACAGCGTTTTCAGAAATGAGAGTCTTAATGGCCGTTTCAGCATAAACAACTGAAGGGTCCCAGTAGTAATATCCTGTCTGACCGATAACAGTTCCAGAAGTTCCCTGAGTAGACGCGCCACCGGGGAGCCATGCTTGGGCTTGGTCAGTAGTATGAGACTGATTCTTTACAGAAATAGTGGTCGCCTCAACTTGATTAGCGGGGCGAATATATGCCAACGTATTGGTCAAAATGCGCCAGTCAGACTCTAGACGTACAACAAGAGAACCGTTACGCAAAATAGAGCCGGTAATGCCAGCAACAACGCCACTGAATAAGTCAGCGTCACGGTAAATCATTGTTACCCGTGCACCGGGTTCAATCAAATCCTCAACAATAGGGTCATCTGCCTTGACCTCTACTTCAAAGACACTCAAGCCATTCCACACAGCGGAACCATTGATTGAAATGGGGTTACCTATCGTGCCTACCCAAGTGAAATCGTTACGATACACATCAATACGGCCCGGAAAGTAAGTGACTAGGCTCATTAGAATGCCCGCCAATATACGGGGCTAAAAGTTGCCGTAATGTTACCGGTTCCAACAACGTCAATTCCTACGTTCACGGGAGCGCCAGTAGCGGGGAGAGGGGCAAAATCTGCAGCCGATAAGTTACGGGTTACTTTAGTACCGTCAGACAGGTAAGCAATCTGATTGAGAGGACTTGTTTCAATGGTCAAAGTGTCGCCACTGTCAACAGTAATATCTCCAGCGATATGGTGACCGCCAATTTCAAGGTCGAAGGAAGTCATAGGGCCTTCAATGGTCCACGTAATCCAAGCCTCTTGGTCACCGTTGTTAGTCAACGTACTGTCAGCGCCACCGGTTGACTTAATGATATAGAACGGGGTAGCACTCGAACCATTACCAAAGAATGTGGCAGTACCTTCAGGGCCAAGACCAAACGTGAAAGACTCTTCAGGGCCACGCCACCAAGGGTCATCTGCCACCAAAGTGATACCAAATTGACGCATACCCTGAACTTTCGTGTAAGGGTCAACGTAGAACATTGCAGAACCGTCATTCAAGAAACGGGCATCAATAGAACGTGTTGCGCCGTTAGCGTCAGTAACAGTGAGAGCGCCATACTCGCCCAACGCCATACCATCCCAGAATGCGCGTTGCACACCCTCAACATCAATCTCTGCATCATCACGGAAAGTGACAGGCAAGAACAGTTCACGTGGGTCAAGACGCCAAGACTGGAAAGTCTGTCCATGAACTAGAGCGGTCTGACGTACCGTGTCGAAAGCCTGAGGCATCCCAAGGCCTTGAATACCGGAGTTCATCAAAGCAACAGGGCCGTTAATGAGGTCCCACGATTCACCGTTTGTGTCTGTCCAATTAATGCCAAGCATTAGCGCACTCCAATAATTCCGTTAAGACCCTGCAGCGCGTAGGCCTGTCTCTGTTTACGATATACAAGGTCAGCCAATTGGTTTGGTGACCATCCAACATTACCTTGAACATTGACAGTGACGCCTGAACCGCCACCAATCATCCGTTCCAGACGGTCAAGTGGAATGACAGCCTCAGCCTGTCCCGCCTCACCAATTTGTGCAAGGGTTCCGCCGGGGCGTGGCATAACGATACCGCCCTCAGCGAAAGGAATAATGTTACGGCCCTGACTGTCTTTCAGGCCAGTGTATTTGTTAGTAATGGATTTAGAGTTCTGAGCAAACTGAATACCGGCAACAATTTTACTCAACAAGTCAGCAAGCGGGAACAGGGCGTTATATACAGAATCAATAATTGGTTTGATAGTTAAGAAACCATCACTCATGTCTCCAAGCCACGTGTCCATCTTTTCGATAGCGCGGGTAACCTCTTGAACAATAAACTGAATATCTGAAAGAGTCTTGAAGACGCCCTCACCGGAAACATCGACATCATCCAGTGACATTGACAAAATACTCAACAAGTCACTAGCAATAGGCAGAATCAAGTTAAGTGCTGGAAGAACATCCACAGCCGTGTAAAGCAACTGTGTAGCAGTCTCAACAATCTGAGGAATCAAAGACTCAAGACTCAAAGTCAAGTCAGTAATGAAAGCCTGAAACTCCGGGTCCTCAACAAGAGAAGTCAACAAGTCATTAAAGCCAGTAGTTGCGCTAGTAATAACAGGCAACAACTGCTCACCCAAAGTAGCCTTGATATTCTCAAAGTTAGCCTTCAAGCGTTCTTGCTGACCGGCGAGAGTATCAGCCTCACGGGTAAACGCGCCAGTTGCGTCAGTAGCGCCACGGAAAATCAAAGCCTGAGCCGCTGCAGACTTCTCAGCAGCAGTTAAATCAGATGCCAACTCTTTCTGAGTCATCGAAAGGGCCTCAGCCTCAATCGCGGCAACACTCAACGAAATACCGTAACGGCGTAGAGGTTCAAACTCTCCACGCAATGCAGAGGTCACAGCCGTAGTAGCATCCGTAACCGGCCCGCCGAACGTTGCAGCAAGGTCAGCCGCTACAGTAACAAGAGCGTCAGTCTTACCGGCGAGAGCGTCAAGAGTCGTTCCAGACGCCTTCAGTTGAGTTCCAATAATGGTTGCTACTTGGTTGTAAGAGTTACGTGACAGACCAAGCGCCTGAGAAGCCTTTTTAGAAGATTCCTCAACAGTGGAGGCATACTCTTTAAAGACAGACTCAACACCGCCAATGGACTGTTGAAGGTCAGAGGCAGACTTGACAGACTGGCCAGCAAAAGCCAAAGCCGCGGCACCCGCTGCAGCAAAAGCGACACCGGCCGCAACACCAAAACCCTTAAGAACTGAATTGGTGTCAGTCATAGAGGAAGTGAATTTCCGCGTGTCAGCGATGACATTGACGGCAACTGTTGGACTTGCCATGTCTTCCTCCAAAATTAGGGCCGGACGGGAGCGAGAGAAACCCGCCCGGCGGTTTATTAGCCTTTAGTCTTTATAGCCTCAATGAGGCTTTCTCTCTGAACTAAAGTCAATTCGTTATATTCAGTTGGGGAAAGGTTGGCGTGAATAACAAAAAATGCCATATCATCCGCCCTTTCCTTAATCAGTTTTTTGAGGATTCGTCCCCGGTAGTCATCAATGCGGTGATGTCATCCATCGTCATCTGATTAGCCATTTCAAGAGTAAACTTGGGGTCCTCACGGCGCTTGATAACAAGTGCTAGAGCGGCCATGAGTTTACCTTTAGGCTTATCGTCCTCACCCAACGCTGCCAGTGGCAACCCTGAGAGTTCTTCAATCTTGGAAACTTCTCCAAGTGTCAGATTTTTAATATCCATTTGTGTTCTCGCTTTCTTACAGTAAATCGTTCTTGCGTAACAGTTCAGTCATGCCGTTTTCGACTTTGTTGAATACATCTATTCTAGAGGCTGTTAGGGCATCATAGACGAAAGGGTTGGCTTTCGCGTATAAAGGGCCGCTCTTTACGTCAGTCTTACCAAAGTAAACAAAGCGTGCATAGAATGCAGAGGCCGAACCTACGCGAACAACGGCTTTAGTTTTGCCTTTACCTACACGAATAGACGCCCGCAACTTGCCAGACTTTACAGGGGCAAGCGCACGGGAGCGACCGGCAACAACTTCACCGGCCGCCTCCATCATGCTAGAAATGTCTTGAGCGTCGACGCCAGCGGCCTGCATATCGCGGACCGCTTTCCTAAGACCCGTGACGCGGAATGTAACACCGCCGTCAGTAAAGTCTATGTCGTCGACGCCAATCAAGACTAGACGCCAGAGTCGAGGGTTGGCTCTTCCTGACAGTCCAGACGAACCTCAAACACGAACTCGCCGTTAACAGATGCCTGACCACCAAGTTGAGGCTTAGGCCCAATCTTGACAGTTCCGGTGATGTGTGGCTCATCCGCGGTAGCGGTTGCGTTGCCGTGAACAGCGTACTTGTAAGCAACAACATCGCCGGTGTTTTCCCACAGGTAAGTCCAGAATGATGAAGCGTCAGTCGACTGAATAGCGCCAACGGTGAAGTAATAGGTACGGTTACCAGCGAGAGAAGCATCCTCAAATGTGGTAACGCCTGCAGCGCTTTCCTCATTGTTGAATACTACTGACGTAGCGTCAGCCCAGTAATCGGTTCCCCCGAAGGTGAGGGCTAGGGCGTTGCCCTTAATGCGGGTGCTCATTGTTTGCCTCCTAGGGGCGTAGTGAGTTGTTTACAGTAATGGTAGCAGCGAGATACTGCTGACCGTTTGCCTCAAGCGCATAGGGCGAAGAGGTTTGTTCAATCGAATACCCTGCATTGATTAAGCCAACTAAGGCGTTCTCAAGTTGAGTATCCAAACCTGAAGCGGTTACCTCATTTGCTGCAGTGCCCATAATAACCTCCACTTGAAAGTGAGCGGTTAAAGTGCCAAACGTTACGCCAGCATCCAAATAAGGACTACCGGGCATGACGACAGCGGAGGGAACAATTAAGCGACCCGGGGCAAACGTCGAAACGGGCAGAGAGGTAGCAGTTGCCACCACATCCGCCACATCTTGACGCAAGTCTCCAAGTGCACTCATGCGAGACCCAAAGAGGTATAACGATTGATTAGCGGGTACACGCCCAATAGAGGGTCACGTGCCACACGAATCGGTGAGCCGTCAAGTGTCGAGAATTGCGCGACACCGTTGGGAGCCTGTCGGCGGTGATACAACTCCGAACCGGCCTCCAGAGTAGCGCGGTCAACTATGATTTCGGGGATAACGAAAACAGGGTCAATCGTGCCAACATATGCAGTGACTAAGGCGGTTGCCTCGTCCCAGCACTGTTCTACATAGGTAGCATCCGATTCGGGTGCTCCTACGTAACTCTGGAGGTCGGTGAAGTCCATCAATACCTACTAGGCTGCAGCAACCACAGGGATAATTGCGGAGGGGATTTCGTGAGCAACAGCGCCGAACATGTAAACAGAGAACTGCTTAGACAGGTTCACAACGTTCTCATCCTGCAGGCGTGCAACTGCCGAACCGTAGAAGCGGAGAGCGCCCGAGTTGACGAAAGCGATTTCGTCAGAAGCAAGGCCTGCATCCATGATTACGGGGATAGAAGCAAGGTCGCCAGCAAGTCCACGAACGGACAGGTTACCAACGTTGTTGGAACCGGAACCGGTTACGAGGAAGACGGGGCGTCCATCAGCCGACTCAACGTTCAACAAGGACTTGAAGGTTGCCTTGTCAACGATAAGAGCGTCGAGGGTAAGACCCTGAGCCTGCATCTTAACCTGAGCGTCAATGGCAGCGTTCAGCCAGTCAGCGTAAGTTGGGGTTGCAGCGAGAGCAACGGTGTTAGTAGCGGTTACCTGAAGAGCGTGCTCTGCAAGGTACTCGTCACGAATGAAGCCGTTAACAGCCTTACCTGCAGCGATTGCCTGAGCACGGAGAACGTGGTCAAGGTAAGCGATAGAGGAGCGTTCGATTGCCTGACGGGTCAGTTCACTGTATCCACCGAAAGTCTTAACTGCAGCGGTGTGCGAGTCAATAACAACTTCACCGTAAGTGAGGTCATCGCCTTCAGCAGCCTGCTCATCGACAACAACAGAGTTGCTGGTCAGAGAAGCGTACTCAATGAAGTTTCCTTCAGCGGGCAGGGTAGCAGAACCAAATACGGAGGTAAGAGGAGCAGCGTCCTCAACCAACCTAGTAAGGTCCCCAATCCAGCCGTTACGGAGGACAGAATCCCCAGTGGTTGCGCCAGTGTAAGCGCGGATTTCGTTCTCGTCACCCTTAGCGAGTGCCTGCAGAACCTGACCTGCCGAACGGTGGTCAACAGCGGGAACAGCGGGTGCAACCTCGATAGAGGCAACCTGACGCTCCAGCATTTCGACAGCCTGACGAACCTCTTCGAGGCCCGCGGCGTCAGTAGCAATAACTTCAGTCATTGTTTCTTCTTCCTTTTGTTCGGGTGCGCTTTCGCGAACCTCAGTTACGTCGGCCGAATCATACCAAGGCATAGGCACCAAAGAAATTTCTCTGACATCAGCCTTAGTGACAACGTTAACTCCGTCATCATTTCGGTGACTTTCTGCAAGGCGGAACCCTACAGAAAACTTGTTAATAACGCCGTCCTTGACGAGAGTGTAAGCCTCATCGCCGCGGGGCGTTTCGGAAATCTTTGCACGAATCACAAGACCTTCAGGGGTCTGCTCATGAGCAATAATCTTTCCAATTGGTTCTTCATGACGCCAGAACAGCATTGTGTTTTCTGCTGGAATCGCTGCATCACGTGCAAACATTTCACCGTTCTCAACAGTGTCATAAGGCACGGCAATACCGGCAACCTCACGACTGTCAACAGCGGTTTCGCGAACTTCAAATTCACGTGTCTCAAGATTAGACAATTGCGTTACCTTTCTGGCCGGGAATTACTTCAGACGCCCGAACTTCATCCACAGTTAAGAACCCTGCCTCAAGACCAATCTTGTAGGCGTTGTAACGGGTTAGAGTGTCGGAGCGATATAGGGCGTCAACGTTAAACTTAGCCTCTTGCCCACGTGGGAGAAGGTCAGAGAGGCCCTGTTCAATTTCGAGGAGGTAGTTCATCAGAGAGAATCGGATATAACCAATCCAGTCTTGTTCAACATTCTGATAAGTCATTGAAGAGCCGCCAGCATCCGCCAACATCAAAGACGCGGGGACACCCATAAGGCGGGCAATTTGTGTGACGTTAAAGTTTTGAGACTCAATGAATTGAGCGTCAGCGGGAGAGAGGAAAATGGGCGAGTAAGACAACCCGTTACCAAGAACAGCGACACCGTTCTTAGCGCCAGCGGTAGAGTTCCACGCATTCTTAGCAGCAACGGCTTGGTCAGCGTTCAACACTTGGTCAGACTTCAAAACGCCTGAAGGAACACCTGACTCTTCAAACCAATTAGCAGAATAGTCGCGGGTATCAATCGCGCCCTTCAGTTCACGTTTAGCAGCCTGAATCGGCCCCAAACCGTAGTTAGTTCCGGGGACTCGCATCAAAGAAAGGTGTTGAACCTGCTCAGGGCGTAGTTTTCGCACTTTACCGCCAACTGCAAGGTTGAAGTAATCGACTTGACCGTCGTCCTTGTTATATATGGTTACGTCCAGCGGGTTCAACGTTTCGAGGTTCATAATGCGGCCGGAAGGGTCGCGCTTGATTTCCCAATAAGCGTTGCCGGTAGTGGCGAGAGATACAACAGACTGTTCAACCCACGCGGGTCGAGAAATGCGGTAGTCGGGGCGAACCATCCAAGAGGGGCGTTCAATCTTTACGCCGCTACGGTAAACGTCAATGTCCATCTGTTTAGCAGCAACAGAATGAATATTTACGGCACGGTAAACCATTGAGAGACTAAGCGCATCCCCGATTTCAACAACAGGTGTTGCGTTTCGGGTAGGAGGAAGCAGCGCTTCACTCATTGCGCGTGTCTCAATTACAGGGTCGGCAATGCGACCTCTCTGGAACATGTCGAAGATTCCCATCTCATCAAGCATATACCATAAGACTAGAAAACTTGCAAAGATTGCTCTAATCGTGTTTCAGCGCCATATATTGCAAGAATCGTAGCCATGACTGCATCAATCTCAACGCTGGAATCTTTACGGGAGATTCTGAAGTTCTCACCAATGTTCTTACGTACAGTGCGAGGGAATTGGATTGAAAGAATCGGGTCAGATGAGTGACGCAATTCCTGACGGGCTATCTTGCTATAAACAAGAGCACTCGCATTAATGACATCCGATTGAGTAGAAATAACTACAGGCAACCCGCGCCGTTTCAATTCAAGGCCCAAGTCTCGAAGGCCGTAACTGTCAACAACGAAAGACTGAGGGGAATGCTTAGTTAGGTCCACACATAAAGCAACTAACTGCTCCAGTGTCGGCTTCACAATAGAGGCCACTATCTCAGTCTCAGTTTTGCCTTCCTTGTTCTTATACGCCATAGCAATAGACGCATAACCCCAATCCGGGGTCCGGTCAATAGCGAACGTAGGCCGGGCACCATCAAGAACAATTTGTTCACCAAACGGCCGGGCACACTTAGCCCACATGACAGGTGTAATGAATTGGGCTGAGGAGGCAACGAAACGGTTGAGGCGGTAACGAATAACGTCAGTTGGAGGCATAGCGCGAACGTCACTAATAACCGTGTCCATGTCGATACGGCCAGCCTGTAGAGCAGGGTTTGCAGCCTTCAAGTATTCAGCAAGTTCAGCGTTGTCATCTGGCATCCGCGCATCCGGAGCCTCCCACACGTAAAACCCGAAACGTTCAAAGTTGGGGTCACCTGACGCGGCCTTATTGCCAACTTCATAAAGGTTCTTGAGAAGAGTAGAGGATTCATCCCCGGCGGTAGTAATTCCAATAACTAGACCGTTACGTTTGGAAGACGTACCGTTAACAAGGTCAGACCATAGAGACGGCGGGAGCAAGTGGCATTCATCCACTAGGCCAATGTTTACAGGGATACCCTGAAGGGCCGACGACTTAGCGGCTTTAATCTCATACTTACCGCCGTCCTTAGCGCGAATACCTCTAGTGTCTGTGAGGCGGTCGAACCGTTCAGCCAACGACTTGTTAGCACGAATAACAAGCATTGTTCTATCGTAAAGAATGCGGGCCTGTTCCGCGCTGGAGGCAATGCCAACAACCATCTGCCCCGGGCCACGTAGCAAACCATAAAGGCCCAAGATAGCACCAATAACAGACTTACCATTTTGGCGACCTACACTGACCAAGATTTGGCGATACCGTAACTCACCGGCACGCTCATGACCTTCAGGATACAACTCCAGCATCCGGCGGATTAGTTCAGCCTGCCATTCGTCCAACTCGAACTTGGGGTCATCCGCGGCACGCCATGCAAGACGCACAATTGGTAGTAACCAATCAGCATCAGACTTGAAATCCTCAGACAGCGGGGCGGTCGAGATAGCGGGCGCGAAAATAGTAGTCCCCCCTAGCGTTTCAGTAGTTTGGCTAGTTCATCCATCTCTTCACCGGCTGCAGGCTTACGCTTGAGCAGGTTGCGATATGTGAGACCGTATTGAGCGACTAGAGGGGGATTGATTTTCTCATCAAGTTCACTAGCCATTGCGAGGAGAGCCACGACAGCAGGGCCGTCCTCATCTGTCAACCAAGAACTCTGGCTAATAAAAGTCAATGTAACTGACATAAAAGTATTCTCAGTCATATCCTTACCTTTCGAATGTTTTTGAACCCATTTTTGTAAAAGAGAGTTGGACGAATG